CATCTGTCGCTGCTAGCGTAGTGCCATCAGCAACGTCAACAACTCCAGCGGAGTTTGATAAGACTTGTGTTAGTGTGCTAACTCTTGTGCCACCAGTAGATGTGACACAATAGATTAGATCACCAACAGCTAACGTATCAGAAATGTCATTAAAATAACCTTCTGTGTTTACAGTAGCGATAGTGTCTGCTGTTTGGTAGGAATAGATAGAAGGTGCATTACCTTTCTTACTTGCTCCTATTGTTGCAAAACCAGTTGAATCAAAAGCCATCGTTTATCCTCCTTATTCAGTACAAGATATCTTAACGATGCCTTCATCGTCAATAGCAACGGCACCGGCAGAAAACATTGATGAAACTAAGAAAGAAGTTTTTTCTGGAATGTAATTAACTTCTGATTTCATAGCCATTGATTCTGCGTATCCCATTGAATCACGATGCCAAGCAAAGCAAGTTCTGGTTGATGGTTTAGGCACGCCACCCTCATCACGGTCACCCATGGTAAGGATTTCAAAACCCATGAACGAGCTAATCTCGCCACGGACAAGTGCCTTAACGGTTGCGAAGTCACTAGAAGTAACCTCTGTTTCACCAAGTAAAGCATCTAATTGAGAAGCGTGCATAAGCATGTATCTACCTTCTGACGGCACATTGTTCTCATTAAGTGCCTTGGCAGCTGCTCTTAGCTTTTCAATATTCATGTTACTTGCAGCACCACCTACGCTGGTGGCAACTGTTGATGGAGATGAAGCAGCGTCAAGTGCATCAATGCAAAGCTGATCCATTCTTCTAGCGATAGATTTAGATACTACCTCGACAAGCTCCCTTCTCTCATCAAAGTTGATGTGAGATTGATGGAATATGTCGCTGTATTCAGCAGCTATATAATCGCTCATTGTTGCTGTGACTTGGCTGTATGTAACATTTAGCGGTGTCACATCTGTTTGAGGCACTCGAACAGTTGCAACGCCTTTACCTATTTTAGGAAATTTGACGGTGTTGCCCTGTACGCCTGTACGTGATCTCATAGTTCCACGTAACAAAGCCTCGGCTTGATATGCTTGTTTTACCTCTGATTCGAAGAGAGTAACAAAAGCGTTGGTTATACTCTGTGCCATAGCACTTTCTCCCATTAAAGTTAGAGTTATGACGCATACCGTTGACCGTTTATTAGGGCGGTTGCTTGCATGAAATAGTCATGCCACCAGTGGGTTCACCACATAGAAGGGCCGCAAGCGGTTAGCCTTCGCATACCATAATAAACTAATTTAATTTATTTTGCAATAAAACTAATTATTTGATTTTAACCATTGCTGTTCTATCTTAGTTCTGAAGGATGGATCACTCTTCCATCTTGGATCTGCAATAGCTGCTTCAAGATCAGAACGGCTCATTTCTGGTGTAGAAACGGCACCCTGGATTGGTATCCCCTCGTTAGTTAACGATGAATGATATTTAAGGAAAGCGTTTATAGCATCAGCGTTATTCAAGCTATAAGCAATAGCTTCACGCTCTTGTGTGTTAAGTGGTGCCTTCATTAACAATCGCTCAGTCATAGCAATCTTTTCTTGTGCTCTTTCACCTAACTTGTTCATTTCATCTCTACGATCTACTTCAACAGCTTCGTTTGCATCATTACTTAATTCTAAAACCTTTGATGCTAAATCATTAAATGCTGTCTGTGAGATACCGTATTCTTTTGCCCATTCTGTGTAAGCAGCAACAGTTGGATCTTCTGGATCTAAACCTTTGTCAACTAATTCTTTAATATCATAGTCACCATCTGGAGCTTTATGTTTGCCAGCCTTGAATTGCTTTTCTAATTCAGCATAAGACTTTGCTAACTTCTCTACGTCTGGACCATCTTCATCCCAAAATTTCTCTGGATAATAGTCAGGACGCTCTAAAGGTGCTTCTTCCTCAGTATCTGTTGTGTGCTGTGTCTCTTCTGCTTTAGCTTCTTCATGCAATGGCATTGGTGCTTCTTGTACAGCTTCTGGTGTTTCCATTGCTGCTTCTGGATTTATTAAAGGTTGCTGCGTTATTGCGGCTTCCTCTGTGCCTTGTACGGCTTGTTGATTATCCATTGTTACTCCTTTCGACCCTTTTTTCTATTAAACGTACTATTTCAGCCATGCCAGTTCTGACATAACCATAAGATGAATCCTCGCCTGGATTCCAAGTTGGTTGCTCTATTGTTATTTTTCTTAAATGATGTAGGACTTTTTGTCCTTCTTCTGATTTGAATACACGTCCATACATGATATCTATGTCATCTGCTTTTATTGGTTCAGCAAACGCAGTCTCTAAAGACTCCCACCCATCAGCGTCGCTCATTGAATAGCTCCCTCCATAGCACCACCGTCAGTCATTTCTTGTGGCTGTTCCATTTGTTGTTGCATTTGTGCCATTTGTTGCAATATTGCCGCTTGCTCTTCTGGACTATTTAACACATTCTGGTCTATTCCTAGACGCTCTGCGATAAACTCCAGGACTTTAGGAACAGCAATCGTTGCTTGTCCTTGTGGTCCCATAGAATTGGCAATCTGCATATATTGCACAATATCGTTAATCTCTTGTAGCTTCTGTGCCTGTGCTAGCGGTGATACTGGAGTTACTTTAACTTCAACACCATTCACTTTTAACGGTAAATCAATTAGTCCTTGCTGGTCTAAAACAAATAATACTCGACTAACTATCGGTACCATTGTTTCTGTTATGAGTCTACCAAACGCACTACCTAGATTTGTTGCAAGCTCTCTTGTTCTTTCTGCTATCTCAGTAGCAGATCTTGCAGACATGTTGTCAGGCGGCAATGTATCGTCCATCATTATTTTCTTTATAGCAATACGTAAGTCCTGGATAACAATTTGGCTTGTGTTAAAGTCACCAGACTTAGGCATAGGTGCCAGTGATGCTCCTTGCGGTCCACCAGTTCTAGCAACGGATATAACAGCACCAGGCTGTATCTTTATGTTCTGCGGATTTAAAACGCCATCATCAGCTGCAAGATAAACACCAGCAATAGCTAGGCTTGCGTTTTTAAGGACTAGTTCTAAAGTTTTATTTAGTGTCTTGATATCACTTATCGCAGTTACTAACGGTCCACGACCATAAACTTCACCAGCAACTTTCATATATCTAGCAACAATAAATGGACTAGAACGCATTTCACGATAGACTAGTTCTTGGCGTTTAGAAGGCCAGACAACATGATAGTGATATCTTCCAGACTCCTGGTCAAATATTACTGCGTCAAATAGATCCAGTTCTTCTTCTGGCTTCCTATCAATAGCTTCTTGCAGTTCTGTTGTTATCTGTACTCCAGGAAACTCTCTTTCGATTGCTTCTGCTTTAACTCTTAGCTTACGGTATATGTTATCAACATTGCCGTAATTACCTTCCTCGATAGCAACCAAGTACTGCGGAATAGATGTAAACCTAACTGGTGTTGCTTCATCGCCTGGTGTAATCATCATAACAGCTGTGCCAACAGCCAGGTCTAATAAAAACTCACCCATAGCCAGGTCAAAGTTTGTTTGTCGTAATGTCTCAAACATACGGACATTAAATTTATCTAGTGCTTCTTGTGCTGGTAATTGACTTTCCTCTGGTATGCCTGATCCTGGCTCTAGTCTGCACCACATTTTGTATGGTGGAAACAACCCAGCCTGTAATCTGTTAGCAAAACGCTGTGTTGCGTGTATCGCTGTAGAGTCAAATATCCTGGCTGTTTTGGATTTACCAGCCACCTTGCCTTCATAATAACCAGAATATAAATTACGTTGTGGTAAAGCATACTCATAACAATCTTCGTAAATAGATCTCCATTCATCTTTACGAGATTGTGCTTTCGCTTCTCTAGCCATAATATCTTTTACATTTAATTTAGGCATTTTTACTCTCATTTCTTTTGCTTATAGCTGCACCTTTCTTGCGTGCATCTGCTTTTGAAGAAGCACCCCAGGCTTGGAGGGATAGTAGCAAGCGGGTGGGTCTTCCTTTTGCGTCTCTCTCAGGCCCAGGGTTGTTACCCATCCGTGATAGGAAGGAACCACGGCGTGGATTATCACCAGACTTTACTGGCCTTTTTAGATTAGCACCTTGGGTACGCTTAAAAAATTTTCTACCAGCTTCGTTTAGTCCACCTTTGGGATTCTGGAATCTTTTAGCAACCATGTTGCGTCCTATCTGCCGATACGAATTGATGCTGTTCCTGAGGTATATTCACCAGTTTTTATGCCAGCTCTATAAACAACAACAGGCTCTGGATCTGATCCAGCTGTTTCGATTGGTGCTGTGAATGTATCTACGTCACGCCAAGTTGAGCCTTGGTCAAAACTACGTTGTACAGTTACAGTACCTACAAATGTTCCTGAGATGGAAAGATTAAAATCACCTACGACATAAAGGCCGTCACTAAAAGTGTTCTCGGCATTTACATCTTTTGTTACTAATCCTGTGTCTTTATCTAAAACAGCCATTACTTACTCCTTGCTTTTTCTATTTTAGCCATAGTGCCAAACACATAGGCTTTTTTACGCTTTTCTTTTAGCCCTAGTTTTTCTGCTCTTAGGAGCAGCCTTTTCTCCAGTTTCTTTGGCATCTACTTTTTCCTCTACAGATTCAGTTGATTGTACTTTTTTTGTAAAGATACGCTCATCTTCTTTAATCTTGGTCATTAATCACCTCCAAGTTTAGTTTGCGTTTCGCCTTCTTGTCTTGCTGGTGAAAACAGAAGTCTCATACCGCCTGTTCTCATAGATCTAACTTTTGCACTTGCCTGTGCAGCTGACTCTCTTTCGGCAGTCTCTGCACGTCGCTCAGCTCTAAGCCTGGCTTTTTTTGCTTCTGGATCTTCTCCTGGTACTTTTGGTGAACTAAATAAACCGCCCATTATACAAACCTCGTCATTAAATAATAATCGGCACCTTCTGGGCCGAATTGTCGCATTATTGCTTCTTCTTTAAAATACAATGATTTTGCAAACTTGTAAGCTGTATCATTCGACACACGAACA